TGCCAATTACAGAGGAAGAAGGCGTGGTAGATTTAAGCTTTGTAATCCAAACCACAAAAGAGGACCTAGAACTGCACCAACAAAAACTTATACATTAAATCCATACACTCCAACTGTTGGTATTTCATCCTTATATGGTCCAGAATCAACTATATTGAATATTGACATTCGAAATTTAACTCTACCAAAGAGAAAGAGATACTATGGATTTGTTCGAAAAGGATATAAACTAAGGGGTAGGACAAGTAAAGCAACAGCAAAAGTATCTGAAAATAGACTTATTACTGATGTTGTTGGAGAAGTTCAAGGTTCTATATACATCCCTAAACCTAAAAAAGGTAGAAGGTGGAGAACAGGAAACACTACAGTTGAATTAAAAGCTACTCAAGCTTCAGTGGCAACTCCTGAAGAAAATACTAGTTCTGCTCAGGCAGTATTTACATCAGAAGGTAAAATTACTCAAAAGAGATACATTGTATATTATGACCCATTAGCACAAACTTTCCTAGTTGATGATGAAGAAGGTATTGTTCCAACTTCAATTGATCTCTATTTCCAGAGAAAAGATGAGGAAATTCCTGTTGAAGTTCAAATAAGAGAAGTTATTGCTGGATATCCTGGAGGTCCAGATCTAGTTGTTCCTGGTCTAAGAGCAATTCTTGATCCTGATGAAGTATCAGTTAGTGATGATGCATCAGTCCCAACTAGATTTAATTTCCCTAAACTTGTCAAATTAGAGGGTGGTAGAGAGTATGCTTTGGTGATTATTTCAGATTCTCCTGAGTACTTCTTGTGGCACTCAAGAATGGGTGATGCTGATATTGGATCTTCAGCAAACTCTGAAATTGGCAAGGTTATTATCAGTAAACAACCCTCTCTGGGAGTCATGTTTAAGGCACAGAATGGAACTACTTGGACTGCAAGCCAAGAAGATGATATTAAATTTACTTTAAGAAGAGCAGATTTTGATACATCTGGTGGCACAATTAGAATGTTTAATACTGCACAATTCCCAGATACTGAGGATAATGAATTAGATGAAGATCCATTCTATGCATATTCAACATCAGCAACGTCTCCACTAAACAGTGGAAGACATATTTTAGTTCATTCTGATAATCATGGAATGCACTCACCAAACTCAAAGGTTGCTATTGAAGGTGCAAGACCAGATTTACCACCTACCACTCTTCTAGCAGGATATGGATCAACTGATACTGGTTCTATCAGTGTTGCAAGCACATCAGAATTTGCAATTTATGATGGGTCTCCAGTTGGATCAGGTCATCCTGGATATGCTTTAATTGAGGATGAAGTTATCAGGTATGATACAGTTCTTCCAAATGAACTTGCAAACGTCACAAGAGCACAATTTGATACTGTTTCTCTAGACTATGAGGTTGGAGAAGAAATTTACAAATATGAATTTAATGGAGTTCCACTCCAAAAAATTAATACCACACATACAGTTCTTTCTAATCCAAAACCAAATTTAGATTCATACTACATCCAAGTATCTGCAGGTAGTACATTTACTACAGATAAGTTTGGTGGTGGAGACTCAATTACTGCTGGAGCAGATACAAACTTCAATAGAATTAAACTTAATGAAGATTTTATTGTTGTTCCAGAAAAAACTCAAGTTAATGCAAGAGTTAGAACAGTTTCACAGCAAAGTGTTGATGGTTCTGAATCAGGATATGTTGATCAAGGATATGAAACTATTGATCCATTTGAAGAAACTGTATTACCAACATTAAGAACTGTTGGTTCTAAAGAAAATGAAGTTGAATTCTTAAATTCAACTACCTTTGAAGGTCAAAAATCCTTTACTTTAGAATTAAATTTATCAACAACTAGTTCACTAGTTTCTCCAATTGTTGATATGGATCAGGTCTTTGTTGATTTGGATTCTTATAGACTCAATCAACCAGTTGGTATTTCTTCATATGCAACTGATTCCACAGTAAGTGATGATGCTACTGAACTTCATGCATTTACTTATGTAAGTAATAGAGTCAATCTTGAGAAGAGTGCAACTTCTATTCAAGCATTCCTTACTGCATATAGAAGTGCATCATCTGATATTAGAATGCTCTACAAACTTTACAGACCTGATGTTCCAGAAAATGAAACTAAATGGGAATTATTCCCAGGATATGACAATCTGGATGTAAATGGAAATGTTATTAACTCTGATAATAACAATGGTAGATCTGATGGAGATGTTCCCCCAAGTATTGATGGGGAAGTGAGAGAGTATTCATTCACAATTGATGATTTACCAGCATTCACTTCATTTGCAATTAAGATAGTTGTATCTGGTACTAATCAGGCAGATCCACCAAGAATTACACAACTCAGAGCAATCTCATTAGCATGATGAATAATAAAAAGTATGCAAAGGTAGAGGGACATCCCAATTTACTTAGGGATCTCTCTACTAATGCAATAATTAATACAGACAATATTGGTTCTGAGCAGTATCTTAAAGTAAGAGAACAAAAACTGCAAGAAAAGAAAAAACTCTCTAATATGGAGTCTGAAATTGAAGACATAAAATCTTCAATTAATGAAATAAAAACTTTATTGAGAAATATCTATGAATCATGAAGATCTTAAACTGGAAACAGTTTCAAAAAATTTTGAATTTGAAAAAATTTCTAGAGAATTAGATTCCTGTACTAATCTTGATTTAATGAAAAACATATGTAAATGCTATGTAAAACTATACATGAAGCAGCAGGAAACTATTTCTGTCATTAATTATGAATTCAAACTAAATAGTTAAAAAACTAGGATAATGGCAAAACCTGCATCAAGACAACAATTAATTGAGTATTGTCTAAGAAAACTTGGTGCTCCAGTATTGGAAATTAACATTGCTGAAGAGCAACTAGATGACTTAGTTGATGATGCTCTTCAATTTTTTAATGAGAGGCATTTTGATGGCGTAGAAAAAATGTTTCTCAAGTATAAGTTAACTGCAGATGATATTGAAAGAGGTAGATCTAAAGGTGGAAACAATGATTTAGATGTAGAAATTACAACTGCATCATCTAATGTTGGGACATTTGAGTGGGAAGAAAATAGTAATTACATCCCAGTTCCAGATTCTGTTATTGGAATTGAAAAGGTATTTAAACTTGATAATAGAACAATTGCATCCAATATGTTCAATGTCAATTATCAGTTGTTCCTGAATGACATATATTGGTTTAGTTCAACTCAAATTATGAACTATTTTGTGACTAAAAGATATTTGGAAGATATTGATTGGATATTAAATCCAAACAAACAAATGAGATTTAATAAGAGGCAAGGGAGACTTTATATAGATACTGATTGGGACACCATGGATGCTGATGATTATTTAATCATTGAGTGTTATAGAATTTTAAATCCAAATGATTTTACCAAAGTATACAATGATTCTTTCTTGAAGCAGTATTTGACATCTCTCATAAAAAGACAGTGGGGTCAAAATTTGATTAAATTCCAAGGTGTAAAACTTCCTGGTGGAATTGAACTTAATGGAAGACAAATTTATGATGATGCTCTTAGGGAGATTCAGTCAATTGAAGATAAGATGATGACAACATATGAATTACCACCAATGGATCTTATAGGTTAATATGTTAAATCCATTCTTTATTCAAGGCACTTCTGGAGAACAAGGTCTGGTTCAAGACCTTATAAATGAACAGTTGAAAATGTATGGTTTGGAAGTGTTTTATCTTCCAAGAAAAATTGTTAATAGTGGAGGAGCATTGAGAGATGCTATTTACTCCAAATTTAATAACGCATTTCCAATTGAAGCATATCTAGTTAATGTTGAAGGATTTGATAACAACTCATTATTGATGTCAAAATTTGGGGTAAGAATTCAAGATGAAATGAATCTTATTATATCCAAAGAAAGATTTGATGATTATATTGCAACCATAATGAGAAATGTTGATGGATTTGAAAATTATGTAAGACCTTTAGAGGGAGACTTGATATATGTCCCCCTCTCAGACAGTTTAATGGAAATTAAATATGTTGAGAATAGAAAACCATTCTTTCAACTACAAAAAAATTATGTCTATGATTTAAGGTGTGAACTCTTTGAATTTGAAGATGAGGAAATTTCAACAGGTCTTCCAGACGTAGACAGAGAACTTAGTGATGTTGGATATGCTGCAGAATTAAAGTTGTCTGGATTGGGAGTTACTGCTACTGCATATACTGGAATTGTTTTTGGTGGAGTTAGAAAAATTGATGTTTTAAATGGTGGATATAGATATTCTTCTGCTCCAAATTTACTAGTTGATGCACCAACATCTGGTTCTAGAGCAATTGCTGTTGGGGTAATGACTCAAAGTAGAGGATTAACTGCAGCAAAAAGTTTAGATAAAATTTATTTAGATAATCCTGGATTTGGATATACCACATCTCCAGATGTTAGTTTTTATGGTGGTAATGGATATGGTGCATCAGTTCAAGTTGCTATAACAACTTCAGGAAGCATAGGAATTATTACAATGACCTATGCTGGAACTGGGTATGTATCAGAACCAACTGTTACTTTCTCTGCACCACAAGTTGCTACTGGAACAACTGCAGTAGCAAGAGCTTTCTTAAATGCAAGTGGTGGAATTTCCACTGTTAGAATCTTAGATGGTGGAACAGGATACACATCAGATCCAACAATAACTATTTCTGCTGGATCCACTGTTGCATCTGGAAATTATATAGTTGGAGAATCTGTTTCTGGATCAATATCTGGTGCTTATGGTATTGTTAAAAACTGGGATGCTTCTACGCAAATATTAAAGGTTGCTGGGATAGGAACTGATTTTGTTAATGGTGACATTATTGTTGGTGCAGCATCTAGTGCAATCTATACACTGAATGCACCATCAACCCCATCCCCACAACCACTTAGTGGGACCAGTGTTGGATATGATGATTCAGATATTATAGAACTTGAAGCAGATAATATCATAGACTTCACTGAAATAAATCCTTTTGGTGAAGTTTAACTAAATAGGAATACAAGCACTAACTGCTAATAAGAATGGCAAAGCAAACAATATCAACAGGCAGTGCACCAAATGATGGAACTGGAGATAGTTTATCCGCAGGTGCTTCTAAGATAAATGCCAATTTTACTGAACTCTACACTACTTTTGGTGATGGAGTAAATCTTAGTGGATTTCAGGGTGCCACTGGAGCACAGGGGGTTATTGGACCACAAGGTGCTAGTGGATTTGGACCACAGGGATCTCAGGGTCCAGAAGGAACTGGACCACAAGGTGCTCAAGGTGATTTGGGTGTTATTGGTCCACAGGGAACCATAGGAGGAATATCTTATAGTGTCACTAATGATGGATCTAGCTATTTTGTATTTAATCCCTCAGTTTTAGGAGTATCTGAAAATCCAACTTTGAGTTTGATTAGAGGATTTACTTATCAATTCAATGTAGATGCTGTTGGACATCCATTTTGGATTAAAACTTCTCCAGTAACTGGGATAACTAGTACTTATGATGTAGGCACTGAGAATAATGGCGTTCAGGAGGGAACTTTAACATTCATAGTTCCAAACGATGCACCATCAACTTTATATTATATTTGTCAAAATCATGGTGGTATGGTAGGCACCATAAATGTAGTTGAAGTTGGTGCTATTGGACCACAAGGTTCTCAAGGACTTATTGGACCACAAGGTGCACAAGGTGAGATTGGTACTACTGGCGATCAAGGAGAACTTGGACCACAAGGAGCTTTTGGACCTCAGGGAAATGTAGGACCCCAAGGATCTTTTGGACCTCAAGGAAATACTGGATTCCAAGGTGCTCAAGGTGTTCAGGGTGCTCAAGGATTCAGAGGTCCACAAGGTGTTCAAGGTTTCCAGGGATTCCAAGGTGCAACTGGTGAAGATGGTTCTTTGGGACCACAAGGTGCACAAGGACTATTAGGACCACAAGGTGCACAAGGACTTAGTGGACCTCAAGGAGCTCAAGGTGTACAAGGTGCTTCAGGTGTTGTAGGAGCTCAAGGAGATCAAGGAATTGTTGGTAGACAAGGACCTCAAGGATTTAGAGGACCCCAAGGGAACGATGGTCTTCCAGGAGGACCTCAAGGATCAGTAGGACCTCAAGGTGTTCAAG